CCTCCCACCCGGCGAAGCGGTCCAGCATCTTGTAGCTGCCCAGCTTCACGTGGTGGACGGTCTCCTCGCGCAGCGCCATGTGCTGCCCGATGCGCTCTACCGTCATAGGCACGTGCCACTTTTGGTGGGTGTGTCCGCTCACGATGACGTCGGCATCCGGCCATTCCTTCTGGTCGAGGTCGACGTTGAGGACGCCCTTGGAGCGTGGCGCGTTGCCTCCGTACCCGTGATGAAAGTGCATCAGCATAGGAATCATGCTGGCGCTCTCGTACCTCGTTATCTGTATTTTAATCCACCCGCTGTAACTGCCTGGCGAAACGATGCCGCCCATGCCCTGGCACAGGCGGTCGATGGGTGAGGTGGACAGCCGCTTCTCGATGTTGGTCTCGTGGTTGCCCCGCCCCATGAACAGCCACCGGTCGGCGTAGGGCTGGAGGAACTCGATGCTGTCGTTGATGACGTCGTCAAGGTAGGTGATGGACTTGTACTCCGGTCGCAGTCCGGCGTAGCTGCGCCGTGGATCGTACATGCCCTGCATCAGGTCAAACCAGTCCCCAAAACAAAAGACCGCGGCGTCTTTCGCCACGGCCTCGTCGAGGTGCCGCTTGAGCCGGTCGCGGTCGCACTTGACGGAGTCGAAGTGGACGTCGGACAGCAGGAGGAACTTGGCCGGCCCGTCCGTGGCGGTGCGGGTGTAGGCCGCAGACCACGTGGTCGGTCCGTGCTGCTTGAGTTTAGTATGTCCAGACGACGTCTTCAGGGAGGCTGGGGTCATTGTCGACATGGATAAAGGTGTTGGCGATTCCTATGCGATTGAACCCAGCCTTGAGCAGAGCGGAGAAGATAGCGAAGCGTGTGGAGCTGTCGGGGCAGTGGATGTCCGCTGCAAAGCCTCGCAGGTGCGCGCTGTTCTTGGCGGTCTTGTAGCCCTTCTTGGCGAGGCTGTTGTGGTGGGCCTGCGTGCGGTAGCCGCTGTTAATCTTGAAGGGCACCCCGGCGAGGTGGCGGGCCTCGTCAATCATAGCCAGGAACTCCTTGTCCATCTTCGCGCCGGAGCCGGGCGCGTCGGGGCTGTCGAACTCGGTCAGCTTGAAGTATCTCATGCGGTGGGTGTACCAGTTCAACGCTCGAGGCGAGCCAACAGCTGCGCGAGCGTGAGCTCAATTTTGTGGATGCTGTCAACTATCTCCCGGAGCTGCTTGCGTGTGTCGTTGTCATTCAGCTCCAGCTGGATCACGCGGGACTTCAGCCGTGCGACGTCGTTGCTCATCTTGACGTAGATGCCGGCCACGGCGCCGAGGGCCGCGAATAGTGAGATGACAGTATCGATGCCCATGGCGGCGAATATACTGCAGCAGAATTACCTGCCTTGGCCGCGGTATGGCTTGCGCCAGTTCTTCCCGCGCTTGTGCGTGCCCTGCTTTGTCTTGGCGTGGACGCCTGGCCTGCTCACCTGCCGCTCGATGCGTACGGGCTGTGCCTGTGCTTTAGCCTTGGCCATTGTACAAAGATGCCCACGGCTCGCCGTTGTCCCAGTCGCTTGTTTTTGTGTAGGCCGCCGCTTCGTCGCGGGTCAGCACGCCGGTTTTATCTTCAGGTTCCAGGTTGTACTCAAGGATGAACTCTGTGCATGCCAGGTTCCAGCGGACGCTCTGTACAAACAGATGCCACGGCACATCAGGCAGTTGTTCCTTTAGATAAATGCGGTAATATTTCATAGCCCGTAATTTGATTTCGTGCTGTTGTAATTGTTTGACACCTCCGTTGCTGTCAACGGTCGGTTGTAGTTCAATACCTCACCGACCTTGATGTTGTTGAATCGGCTGTAGGTTCCCGCTACGTCCTTCAGCGCTCCGATAATGGGCCGGAGGGAATTGTTAAAGCTGGCCCACGTCAGGCCGCCGGTCACTGTCTTGCTGCCGGTTTGCTCTTGTGCTCCATTTATATAAAAAGTTAACGTACCTGTGGTGGTGGTGGAATAGGTGAATGTCACGCATACGTGGCGCCACACATTGGTAGTTATTGTTTGGTTGTATTGGATAGTTTGCTGCTGTCCACCAGTGTCCGTGTACGATCCCGTCAACCAGCCGTTACCGTTTGAGTTACCGCCGTTCCGGTTATCGATAAAATAGGTAATTTTCCCAGATGTACCGTATTCCGCGTTAATGATTACATCGAACGCCGCCGGAGTACTTACGTGATTTACCCAAACAGACCAGCTATAACCACTGCTCGTAATGTCATACAGGGTGGTCGTATTGGTCCCTTCTATCCTGTCGTTGACCCCGTCCAATTCCCAGTAACGTAAGCTGCCTGACGTGGTCCACGTGGCGCCGTAATTCGTGAAGTTGTAACCGCTATTTGAGAGGTCAGTCCAAGTACTCCCGCTTCCTGAATAGCTGTCGAGGTTGTACGCGTCGAGGTACAACTTCAGGCCGTCGGTAATAACGGGATAGACGCGCCGTGCGGCGCTTACTGCCTTGAGAAACATCATACCAGTGCGCGTTCTCCGGTTAAGGTCCAGACGTTCTCGGCCACCCGCTTGAGAGCTATGACCGAATAGCGGGCGAAACTCTTGAGGGTCTCGCTGCTGTTTACGGTGACACCGCTGGCACCTGCTATGGTAATTTGGCCGGTGTTGTTCTGCTCGAAGTAAATCTCCGTGTCTGCTGCCCACGTGACCGAAGCTTGAGTGGGCACGGTGATAGTCACCGCCGTCGTGCTGGTGGTTTGGATGTAGTCGCCGGCATCTCCGAGAACGAGGGTGTACGTGGTGCCGGACTGGGTGCGCACCGCGCTGTAACTGCTGCCACTTCCGCCCGTGGCATCCGTTGCCCAGGAGAGCGTGCCCGATCCATTCGTAGTGAGCACCTGCCCGCTTGTTCCGTCCGCGGTGGGCAGGGTGTAGGTGACGTCCGCGGCCAACGAAGCGGGCGCCTGAATGCGCACGTAGTTGGTCCCGTTGTTGGTCCCTTCGCGCAGCTCAAGTATAGCCCCGGCGGTGGTGGTCGCTGCGGTGGTAAGAAGCGAAACGAATGACAGCGTGCCGGAGCCGTTGGTCTGCAGCACCTGTGCGCTCGTGCCGTCGGCGGATGGAAGTATCCAAGTGGTATTTGCGGCGAGGGAGGCGGGTGCCTGGATGCCAACGTAGTTGGTCCCGTTGGCGGTGGCTTCTCCCAGGCGGATGACAGCGCCGGTCGATGACGTGCCGTTGGCCACGCTGATACCGTCCTCGTCCACGCTGAACATAGTGTTATTGTCGCCGTCCTTGACGCGGAAAGCCTGCGAGCTTTCGTCGTCGTCGTAGTCGAGCACAATGTCCACGTTCCCGTTGGAGCGGATGAGGAAGTCGCTGGGGTCGGTGGGCAGGGTGTTGTTTGGCCCCAGTGTAGTGGTGCCGCCGCCGGTAAAGCTAATGCTCGTGACAGTTAGCGAGGTGCTGATGACGGCGTTGGTCAGGTTGGCTGAGCCGCTGGAGATAACGTCTACGCATGAGACGTTAGCCAAGGTCGTTAAGTTGCCGGTGGTAGCGGTTACAGAACCCACCACCAAATCGGTCCCGAGCCCAACGGTCACTGTGTCGGTGGTTGCGTCGGTGGTCAGGACGACGTTGCTGTTGGCTGCGGCCAACGTCAGCGTGTCGTTCGTACTGTCTGCCGCCACCGTCGTCTGTCCGCTGACCGCTACGTTGCCGAAGGCGTTGGCGCCCGTCGCGCTGTTGGTGATGGTCACGCTGTCGGCACCGGCGTCGGTGGTGATGGTGATGCCCGTGCCAGCCACCAGCGTCAGCGTGTCGGTCGCGCTGTCAGCCACCACGCTGCTCTGTCCTGCGACGGCGATGGTCTCGAAGCTGTTGGAGGACGAGCCCGATGCCGCGATTGTGATGCTGTCCGCCCCCGCGTCAGTGGTAAGCGTTACTCCCGTTCCTGCAACGAGGGTAAAAGTGTCTGTTTTGGCATCAGCTGCGACCGTCGTCTGTCCGCTGACGGCGATGTTGCTAAATGCGTTCTGATTCACCTCTGCTCCCGTAGCGATGCCGGTGAGCTTTGTGCGCTCCGCGCTGGTCAGGTACAGGTTGGTCGTGCCTTGGGCGAGATCATCCGACGTCGTGGCTCCGGCCGTGTCCGTGTTCTCTGCCAGCGTCAGCGCCACCTTCACCCCTGCGCCGGAGCTGTACAGCTTGATGTAGTCGTTGTTCTGTAGGTTGATGGGTTCCACCATCAAGTCGACGTCATCGTCCGGCAGGCTGGTCGCGGGCACGGTGAGCAGCACCTCCGTGGATGTGCTGTGGTCGTAGACGGCGAGGTGGTAGGTGAGTGTTCCGCCGCTTTCGTTCGCGATCCGGATGGACTTGACGTGCGTAGCCACCGCCGTAGCTGTGAAGACGGTGTCCGGCGAGGAGGCGTCACTGGTAGCGGTGACGAGCTTGTAGTTGATAGCCATTTAATCTGCAAGATAGAAAGCCCAGAAGTTGGAAGTGTCGCCGGTCCCCACGGACAGGCCGTCCACGGTGGTCTTCAATGCGCTGACGTCTACGCCGTCGACGGTGCCGGTGACTACGATGTTGCCCTGCACCTTGGCCTGTCCGATGACGTGGAGTGCGCTGTCCGGTGCGGCGGTATTGATGCCTACCATACCGGCTTTGTTTTTGTCGGCGGTGGCGTGCATGACCAGCTGCGGCGCGCCTGGTGTTTCGTTGTCTTGGAGGTAAACCTCGAAGATGCCGGGGCTGTTCTCGGACAGCGTCACCGTGCTGTTGCCGGAAGCCGAAGCGAGCAGGATAGAGCTGGAGGTCAGCTCCACGCTCATGCCGTCCAGCTTGCTCTCTTCGTAGGTAATCTTGGTGCTGCCGTAGTCGTCGCCTACCGGCTGAAACGTATTGTACAGTTTCGTCACCAGGCTGTCGACGTCCTGCAGGTCTAAAGACAGATCTAATATATCAGCACTCAATGATGCGCCCTGCACGTTGCTGCTGATTTGCGCCTGCAGTGATTTGCCGCCACCGTCGCTGGTGAGGTTTTCAAACCTTGGACCTTTACGGATGCGCTCATCTACCGCGACAGTGATGCTGCCGTCCGCCGCGTGCAGCTCGTAAAGCTCAAGGTCTTGCAGTCGCTCCTTCGCGTAGTAGTTCAGTGTGTACGGCGCATACCTGCGGCCGTCGTAGGTGAAGGTGCTGTACATCTGTGGCACCGTTAGCTCGACCGGCAGATACGCTTGTCCGCTCTGCCGAAGGCGTGGGGTATTTTGCCCGAAAAGAATTTCGCGCACCCCTAACTCGTGCAAATCCTGCGTGCCTGTGGTGACGACGGAGCTGGTCCATGTCGTCGGATCGTCCCATGTGGTACTGTCTGTCTTGACCTCGATACGTCCTATTGCAATGGTTTCAAATGCGTCCCCAAGGATGACGCGCTCCTGCTCCAGTACGGCAGTGTTGGCATTTGAGCTGGTCGCGCTATATGCCACGGCGTCCTCTGCTTCTCCGCCGTACTGTAGGATGACGTAGGTGGTGGGTTGAGCTGCGTTGGTTTGGTCAGTATTCACCCCGGCGTCAAGTTCCAGCACATCAAAATACACGGTAACCTCAAGGCCGGAAAGGTCGGCAGGCAGCGGCGGAAGGTCGAGCTGGAAGAATTGCGCGTCGCCTATGTTGTCGGTATGCACGTTCTGTGGCGCACCGCTAATCGTAAACCTGTCGGCAGCGTTGGTGGTCCAAGACGCAGTTTGCGGAGATGGGTACGTGTAAGGAATTGCCGCCCAGAATATTGGGAGGTAGGCGGTAGCCGCTGTATTTGTAACCGTGTTTTTCAAATACCGGTTGCCACATTTGACTTTGAGCTTGATGCGGCGTTGGAAATGGTAGCTGTTTTCGCCAGGATAGTCCGGCACTTGATTCCACACGTTATGCAGCAGCAGCCGAAATACTTGGCCGTTGGCATAGTCGAATTCATTGAGCACTACGGTCGTCGTGCCGTGGTCGGCTGGTGCATAGCTGGCAACGAACGCCGGCCCTGCGTTGTTATGCTCAAATAGCCGCCGCACTTTCTTCAGCGGCAGCTGGTACCCGTACTGCCAGCCGCGTAGCTTTTTGATACCGACGCCGATGTCGATGTTCGTGCTGACGTTTGAAGCACTCAAATAGTCGCCCTGCTTGTCGTATGCCAACGCGGAAAGCGTAGCACTTGCCACCTGCTTGCCCACAGGCGTAAACCAGAATGTGCCGTTCGCCTGATAGATGCGCGCCCCCAGGCTGATAGCAAACTGTGCCAGGACAAAGGCAGCATCATAGTAGTTTTTCTGGTCCGTATCCTCCTCGTAATTGTAGAAGGTTGCATGCGTCACACGCAAGTTGCTGTAGTAGTCCCCCGTTGTGATGTTGCCAGGCGTGTAGCTTGCCACAGCCCGAAGGAATGGCGTGTCATTAGCCCACAGCGAAGTGGTACGCAGCTTGGACAACGCCAGGGTCAGGTGCTTAATAAAGGTGTAACCGAAACCAGCGTTGGTGTACGGCGAGCCGTTGTCGTTGTAGAGGATGTCCTTGAGGTTTGCCAAGTCGTCCGTCGCTCGGATGCGGTTTTCTATAGGAAATGCCTGGTCTGCAAGCAAAAGCTGCTCGGCAAGTATGACGCCGCCCCAATACAACGTATCCACCCCGTCAGGGTCAAGTCGTACGCTTACGAGATAGCGTCCTTCAGGTGCAAGAATTAAATCGGAAAGAAAGTCGCTGTGGTCACTGTTCTGCTCGATTAGCGTGAACTCAAGGAAGCTGCCGATGATAGGCTCGTACCTGGTCTCGACGTTTCCTTCATAGTTTAGAACAAAGCCGTCGCCACCTATAGTGAAGGGAATGATGGCCCCCGTATAGGTGTCGTCGTGGATGTTGACCTGGTAGGTCAGTCCGAGGTTGTCGCTGAATTCGGACTGCAGACGTATTGCCATTAGTATTTGGTGCGGTTACGGTTAAACGTGGTGCGCTCATTGCTGATGACGAGGTCGCGCCCCTGCAATCTCCCAGTGACGGTGACGTTGCCGCCGCCTGCACCTACGCCTGCCATCTGCAAAAACTCGCCCATGCGCTCGAACGGGATGACGGCCTCCTTGCCGGACGGGTTGTCCCCAATCATGGCCAGCATCGGACCGGTGGTGAGACCGCCCGTCGCCAGTCCCACGAGGTTGGTGAAGACGGATTTGATGAGGCCCATACCTGCCGTAATGAGGGCAGGCAGGATAATAGCCGCCGCCGGTCCGGAACCTACGGCGGTCTGCCCTGCCGCTTGAATGGCGAGGGCCGTGGCGGCGTTGAACGCTGCGTCAATGGCTGCACGGGCGGTGGCCTTCAAGGCTTCCTCCGCACCTTCGGCGCCTGTGATGAGCATGCCGAGGCTTTCGCCAAACTGCGCGCCCACCGCCTGCATATTTTGCCCGAGGTTGACGACAATCTCGTCGATGGCGGCCAGCTGCTCGGCATACTCAGCGGCCTCCGCAGTCCTCGCGGCATCGGCCGGGTTGGTCATAAGGCCGCGTCCTTGCAGGGCAGGGTTGGCGATTTGTCCTGGTGCGATAGGGGTCAGCCCAGCCACTCCGCCCTGCCCTTGCATGAGCGCCTTGAGTTCCTCCGCGCGCTCTACATCGCCGAGCCGTTGGGCGGCTATGGCTGCACGTTTGTATGCTTCGGCCGTTTGGTCGATGCGCTTGTTGAGATCGCCGGTGATTTGATACTCTGCATATAAGTCATCAAGGCTGTCTTTGAGTGTTTGGTTGTAGTCCTCTTTGACCGCCTCCAACTTTGGGATTTCTACCACCAAATCGGCCTGCGCTTGTTGCGTTTGTTGGACTGCTTTAGCCGCCTGCTTCTCCGCTTCAAGGTCTTTTCTTTTTGCCGTTAGCAGGTCGGTGTAGCCTTGTAACGTCTTTTGTGCGTTGGCCAGCTCGTCGCGCACCTGTTGTTTTCGCTGGCTGGCGATACGCTTATCAAATTGGTCTCCCGTCTCGCGCTGTTTTTGTAGCGTGTCGTAGGTTTCCTGGAGCTTTCGGACTTTGGTGGTCTGTTCGAGGATGGCTCGGTTGACTTCGGCGATGGCTTCGGTAGCACTTAATTGGTCCACCGCTTCGGCCAACTTGTTGACCTGCGTGGCCGCATCTGTAGCTCGCCGGTTCATGTTATATATAGCCACGCCGAGGGTGGCAACGGCTGCCGCCGCGAGCACGTAGGGGTTGGCAAGTGTCGCCAAGTTCAGGCCTATCTGCGCTGCTCGAGCTGCTATTAACGCGCCCTTGATGGTGGTGTAGGCCGTAATGAGCGAGCTAACCGCGATGAGCACGGGGCCGATGACGGCGAGCAGGCCGCCGATGACCAACACCGTCGTCTTTGTCTCATCGCTCCAGCCCTTGATGGCGTCGACAGCTTGACGTACATACGCAACAAGCGGCCTGATGGCCTCGTTAATGATGACACCAAAGTCCTCCGACAGGTTGCCTACCTCGTTGGCAAGCTGCGTGTAGGGGTCGACGTTGGCCGCTGCCTCCGCCGCTCCCCCGAACTGGGTCTCCAGCTCGCCGAGGATGATGGACTGCGCCCCGGCCACGTCGCCGCTTTCCGCAAGCGTGGTAATGAGTTCCTTCTGCTGCGCGGTGAACTGCACCCCGGCGCGGCCGAGGGCCGTGACACCTTTGATAGGGTCGTTCAGCGCCTTGCCTACCTGCACCGACGCGCTCGTCAGGTCCGTGCCCAAACGGGTCGACAGGTTGAGGATGGCCACCTGCGCCTTGTCGAACTCGGTGCCGGTGACGTTGGTAAAGGTGAGCAGGTTAGCCGTGACCTCCTTGAGGATTTGGTCGTCGTCGTACAGGCTGATGCGCTGCAGGCCCGCGGCCATCTCCTCCAGCTGTGCCACGCTCCGGCCGGCCGCGCCTCCGGTCGACTGTACCGCGGCCTCTACCTGGGCGATGGCCTTGGCGCTGTCCACCGCGTTCTTTGTGGCGATAGCTCCGAAGGCGGCGATGGGTGCGGTAAGGCCGATGGACAAGGACTTGCCCAAGTCGTTCATCTTGCCCGCCGTGTCGCGCAGCCGCTTCGTGGCGCCGTCAAGAGCTTTGTCCAGCTCTTTCGTGTTGGCGCCAAATATGATATTGAGGATTGCGTCTTTAGCCATCTTTCCTGTTCAGTGCTTGGCTCATCTTGTCGAAGAGCTGGGTGTGCTTGGCCGTGATCTTGGGCGCGGCTGACTTCTTGCGAGACGATGAGTAAGGATTGAAGTCCGTCCACTCGTATGCGCGTGAATTCTTTGCTCGGTGGATATTCGCCAGCATTGCCATGACGGCGCTGGTGTGCATCCACTGGAGCTCATCTCTAAATTCATAGGAGCGCAGAAGTATCATTACCTCTCCGAAGGTACTGCTCCAGAAAATAGACGGGTCCTTGCCGCGCTCAAGCCAAGCGACGTACAACGACCTCATGTCGAACGGCTCACCCTTGCCGCTCTCTCCGCTTACTTTTTTTTTGTGTCCAGCTGCAGGGCGGTGAGCACGTCTTTGCTCACTTCGTCCCAGCTGACCGAACCGAAGAGCGCCGCGAACTTGGGGAAGTTCAGCGGCAGCTCTCGGTCGGAAAGGATGGCCTGTGTCCTGACTCCCGCCCAAACCAGCTTCGGGAGGTTTGCCAGGGCTTTCTGCTCCAAGAGTTCCTGCAACTGGTCCAACTGTGCGCCTTCCTCTTCGAGGAAGAGGTTGAGTGCGTAGAGGTTGAGACAGACGTCCACCGTCAGGTCGTCCGTCAGTTGCAGGGAGAACTTGCCTTGGAGCTTATTGGCCATTACGTGTTCAGGTTAAATACAGCCTTCGAAGTGTCGAGGACAGCCTTGTAGATTGTGCCGTCGCCTTCAAAGTTAACAGAGAAAGAGGCCACTTCGTTCAACCCAGCCGTTTCTTCGTAGCTGGTGATGTACGCCTTGCCCCAGTACATAAGGTCGCCGTCGAGACCGGTGGTCCATGCCACCTTCACCTTGGTCTTGGCTTTCCACAGGGTGAAGAGGTCGGCCGCGCTGCGGACAGAGCTGCTCAAGCCGTACTCCACGAGGCCGTCGGCGGTCATAGTCCACGACAGCGAAGAGGTCAGGATTTCGCGCTCGCCGTCGTTGTCTTTGGTCGTGGCGTCGATGACCTCCATGGAACCGCTGAAGGTGCCGGAGGTGGCGCAGGCAACAATCTCCCAGGTGTCATTCTCGGAGGTGTTGTCGCCGTAGGTGTTGCCGCTGAAGGTGCCGCTGTTGGCGCTTTCGTTGGAGATGAAGATACCGATCGCGTTGGAGCGGATTTTACCGGAGGTTGGCATGTCTTAAAAGTTAAAGGGTTTCAGTTGGGAAAGTTCGGGAAAGTCGCCGACTACCTCCGTGGGAGGGAAGCGGTCGGGCTTGTTGGCGAAGCCGCGGAAGGTGTTGATGTTGACCTCGCTCTTGATGTCCACAATCATAGGGGTCTCGCTCTTGAGCAGGAAGGTGAGATGGTCGGTGCAGCGGCTGATGTTGGTACGGAAGCACGCGTCGAGACCGCTCATCAGCTCGTACTCGTAGCAGTGGCCCCGGTGCTTTTGGCAGGCTTCCACCAGCTTGCGCGAGGTACAGCGTCCGACGTTCGACTGGCCGCGCCCGCTGAAGAGGTGTGTCTGTCCGGTCTTGCTGTCCACGATGTAGAAGGCGGCGTGTGCTACCCACGCTCGCCCGGCCTTCAGCTCCTTGGCCATCTTCTCTGCCCAGTCGTTCCGCAGGATGTTGTCCGAGCAGTACTCCATGAGGTAGTCGAACTGCATATGCCGCAGCATGTAGCGCAGGCCCATCTCGAACTTGCGCCCGACGGGGTGGTTGCCTACCTCGTAGTGGATGTAGTTGCGCTTCTTGCATACCGCCGCAAGGCCGGGGTCGTCGCCGATGACGCATACCTCCATCTCGATGCCATGCTCGAGGAACTGGCCGCGTACGCGGTCGAGCGCGTCCATGGCAATGTTGCGGATGCGCGGCCGCTTATAGACCGGGAAGTGGACGGCAATCTTCATTTGCTCTTGCGTTGGGTGATGTACCACTCTCGGTCAATGCAGTGGACGGTGATGCCGTCGTAGGAGCGGTCCATCGATGCCGATGCGCTACCGTCAATAGTCACCGTCGTGTCTTCAGCTGCTGGTCGTAGGGTCAGGGTCCGCTGGTTCGAGAGGTGGCTGCCGGTCTTGATACGCACCTCACGCCCTTCGCTGGTAGCTACCTCTGGTAGGCGCAGGGTGGACGAAGCTGAGCCGGAGCCACTCGCGTAGTTGCAAAAGATGAGGTGGTCGCCGCTGGCCACGGTAAATGTGGTGCCGTTGGTCAGGGTGATAAGGCGCGGGTTGCTGTACACCGCCCCATCGATGTTTAGGTCGGGGGTGCTCTCCCATACCGACGTGCTTGCGTTGTATTCCAGGCGGCTGTAGCGCGCCGGGCTGGTGGCGTCTACGTCGTAGATGTCGTCGAGGTACAGCTCGCCGAGGTCGGCAAGGGCAGAGGGCACGGTGACGTTGTCGCGGACGACGCGCACGTCGTACGTCTGCGTCAGCGTGAAGAGGTCGATGGCCTCGAAGACATCGGTGGCCTGGTTGGTCAGCCGGATTTCTGCGATGGTGTTGCCGCCATAGCCGTCGAGCGCGGCACGTACCAGCACCGCCAAGGCGTTGGCGTCTTTGGGCTTGTCCTCGATGATAGTCACCTGCACGGTGTTCGTGTCCATCGTGCTGGTGCTGTCGTGCGTGTCGGCAGGGTCGGTGCTGATTTGCTGCACCACGATGGCCGGGATGGTACCACCTTCGAGCCGAGACAGCGGGTAGATGCGGTCGGCGGTGGTGATGGCCGTGACGTTGGCGTCTGCCTTGAGTATGTCGATGACGAGGTTGATCATGCGAAGCCTTTTTTGCGCTTGTAGCGGTCTATGATTTTGATGGCGTCCCGGTTGAAACGCTCCACCGCCACGTCGCCCTTGCTGTCGAGCACCTCTTGGTAGATGTCGTGCCCGCCAAAGCCTGGGTGCTTAATCTTCTGAATGCGGTGGATGTAGCCGCTGCGCTCGTTGCGCACCATGAAGCCGCCCTTGCCGGTCATGCGGCGGCCGTCTTTTTCGCCGTACTTCTTGGGCCGTGGCTTGGCCCCTACCGCACGGCCCAAGCCGCCGGTCCTCACCTGCGGCGCGCTGCCCTTTTGGATGAGGTGGTTGTATTTGACGGGTGCAAAGGTGGTGGGCGATGGCGCATCCATGAACGTGGTGACCGGCCGCACGCTGAAGCGCTTGTTGGCTGTCTTGAGCACCACGTAGGGAGAGTAGCGCTTGACGTTACCGCGCACTACGTGCTGCGACTTTGACCACGATCCGGAGCCGCCGAGCTGCTTGCCGAGTCGCTTGGCCTCGTTGCGCAGGACGGAGGCCGCGTTCACCTGGGCCGTAGCTACGGCGCCGCTCTTCAGCTCCAGCGGCAGCTCCTTAAGCGCCTGCTCGATGGCTTTGACGCTGCTCGCATCTACACGCACGTTGAAGCCCGCCATCAGTTCCTAAGCTCGGTAAAGACGCGCAGACCTTCGCGCCGGCCAATCTCCTCCACGCCCACGATGTAGTAGTACTGGCTGTTGTACAGGATGCGCATGGTGGAGTTCACCGTCGAGCGGTAGCGCATCGTCCACTGCGTACGGGTGAGGGCCGTCTGCCGGTCCACCTCCACCACCTCGCCAGAGCCTCGGTCGAGCTTGTCGGCCCACACCGTCGCCAGCGTCGTCCACGTCACCACGTCGTAGTTCCAGTCGTCTTTGGTCACCGTCGGCTGCTCGATGACGATGCGCCGGTCCATCTTACCGATTCTCATGCGTAGACGCGGTAGGTGGACAGCAGTGCCTGCACGCCCATGGGTAACTCGGTCGCGATGGTGCCAGTGATGACCTGCTGCCGGTTCTCGTAGTAGTGGCCGCACAGCAGGCGCATAGCCTGCAGGATAGGTCCGGGCACCGTGCTGTGCCCTGCCGTCGTGTTGATGATGACCTGGTTGTAGCGCTCGAGGTAGACGGCCGGAGGCGCGTCGAAGGCGATGCGCTGGGGTGATCCAACGAGGTCGGCATACCACCGCGCCGTTGACAGCGTCTGAAGCACGTTGTCCACGTCGTAGAACTGCACCGACGAGATAGCCGTCACCGGCCCGGCGGGGAACTGGTTATCCTCGAAGGAGTCCATGTAGAAGGTCACCGTGCCCGAACCGAACAGGCGGCCCGTATATTCCTCGCACGCCTGGCGTGCGGAGGTGAGCAGGAAGCCGAGCGTGGTGTCGTCATCGTTGCCGTCAATCCTCAAGTAATTCTTGAGGTTGGTGAGGCTGATGAAGTTGGTGTCGGTAGGCTCCGCCGCGCGGCTGTATCGCATAGTCATAGGTCAAAAGTAAGAAAGCCCGGGGGAGTGCCCCGGGCCTTCTCTATGATGTCAGCTCTGCAAGGATTACGCGCCCACCGTGAAGCGGACGTCGCCCGTGTGTGCGAAGTCGGCGTCGGCGTACATGTTGAGGATGAGGCGGGTGATGCCCGTCGCAGCCAAGGTGTACGGGTCGATAACGAGGTCGGCTGCTCCGCCGCCCCAGTATGCCACGTAGCAGTTCTCCATGTTCGCGATAACAATCGGAACGAGGTCGGCTTCGTTGTTGAGCGTCGTCGCTGCCGTCGTGTTGGCGTAGACCTCCGAGTAGACGTCGTACGACGCGTCCGTGATAAGGCCAGCAGCTGCGAGCGACGTGCCGTATGCCTGGTACCCGAAGATGGCGTTGTCCTGCATAATGGGGATAGCGCCGCCGGAAACCGTCGGGGTGTAGCGCGCCGTAGCGAGCAAGCCGTGCGACGTGATGAACGCCGTGCTGTTCGTGAGGGCGTTGGCGTTGCCGAGGGCGCCGATGAGGCCCGATGCCACCTGCGAGGTCAAGCCTGCGACCGTAGCGGCTGCCGTTTCGTTACGCTTCACGAACGTAGAAGCAGCAGCTGCGATGACCTTGGTCAGGAACATCTCGTCAATCTGCGCGGCAGAAGCCCGTGCGAACTGGCGCTGAACCGTAGCATCGATGCTTTGGTTCATAGCTGCGAGCAACTCGTTGGTGATGTCGATACGCGATGCCACACGCTGCGGAGCCAGCTGGCGTGCTGCGATAGCTGCTGCACCCGTTGCCGAGGCCGTTTCGTTGATGATGTCCGTGCCGTCGTTGAGGGAGGGCAGGTTGATGTTTCCAGCGAGGCCACGCAGGACGTTGGCGCCTGCCTGCTCAAGGATAGGGGTGGGGACGAGCGCCTCGAGGACGTTCGTGTTGGCCTGGCCGGGGACGTTCGTGCCGCCGATGGTCGACGTGTTCCGGAGGATGAAGCCCGGGATCTGCGCCAAGCCGCGGACGCCTACGCCTGCGTTCTTCAGGTCGGATGCTGCCTGCTGGCTCATCTCCGCCTCGAGGCCGGTCAAGCGGCCGGTCATCGATTCGCGGACGAGCTTGCTGATGGAGTAGCGCTGCTGGATTTTCTCCTGCTCGAGCACCTCCGGCTGCGGGGTAGCAGCAGAGAAGGCAGCACGCAATACCTGCGCCTCGGTCTTCTCGGCGCGCTCAATTTTCGCGTCGAGCGCCTCGATTTCGGTGTGCAGGTTGTCTACGGCCGTCTCTTCGGTTTCGTTGAAGGACCGCTGCATCAGCTCGGCCGATTCGGTCAAGCTCTTGAGCTGGTTCAGCTTGGAGGCGCGCAGCGCCTTCATGTCGTTGAGGTTCATGTATGGAAGGGTAAAGGGTTTCGGGTCAAAGGTAGTATTTGCCGAGATATTGGTTTTCCGGCTTTGGTTTTCCTCCGGGCTGTCGTCCGGCATGTCGTTAGGCATGTCTTCGGAGACCTCCTCGGTGTAGTCGTCAATCATCGCCTTGATGTCCTCCAGCGATTCGATGATGTCGTCGAGCAGGTCGTCGGTCTTATCGTCGCGCTCCTCCACCGCCGTCGGCAGGAAGTTGATGCCGCGCGCCGCCATACGTGCGGCAACGGTGGTGGTGGGTGAGGCGGGGTACGTCACCGGGCTGACGTCGTACAGCTGGCCAACGCGGGTGATGGTACGCACGCTGCGTTCTTTGTTCCACTCGTCCTCATCGATAGTGAAGGCGAAGCTCGACTGCGTGATGTCGCCTCGCTTGATGAGCTTGTAGAGGTCGCGCCCTTCGCTGGTGTCGGCGAGCATAGCACGATAGTGGAGGCCGCGCTCGTCGATGGTCAGCTCGAGGGTTCCGTTGGTGGTGCGCGCCAGCGGGACGCCAGCGTGGTTGATGAGCAGCCGGACGTCGTCCTCCGTGCGCCCGTTGAAGGCGCC